AAAATTGAATTATGGGATAAAAGAAAAGATAGAACTAAAATATCATGCAAAACGAATAAAAAATATTATAATATTAAAGAATTTAATCAACATATCATGTTCAATTATAATAAGTAATCAAATTTATTTAAGAATGAAAATACGAGAAGGATATTATAGTGAAAGGATAAGAGATATTGCATATGCCGAGCAGTTAGATAAGCTTGGCAATATGCAGCGCAAGGTATATGATATAATAAAAAAATATGGGCCTTGCAGTACAGAATTTATTGCTATTACATTAAATTGTTATCCACATCAAATAACACCGAGAGTAAAAGAATTAAGGGAAATGAAGCTTGTAGAATTTCATGATGTTGGGGTTAGTCCTACGAGCGGGAAAGCAGTGAGTTTATGGAAATGCACAAAATTAAATCCACAGCTTGAATTATTTAAATGAATATAACTAAAGGACAGATAGCTAAGCTGCACATATTAAAGCAGCAATTAAGGCTTAGTGAAGAAGAATATGGAGCTGCATTAGAAAGTTTTGGCGTAAACAGTACTAAAGATTTAACATATGAGCAAGCTGCCTACTTGATAAAGAAATTAAATGAATTATTGCCGAAAGAATTAAGATATAAATCTGGACATAAAAACATAATTAAAAAATATGATGAGCTCGGTATTCGATACAATGAACAATTAAAAGAGCATTATGCAACTCCTAAGCAACTTAGAATGATTGAGGCGATGTGGATGACATCGCCTCGAGTTGAGAATAAAACTGAGCAGGCACTATTGAAATTTATCAAACGAATTACAAATAAAGATAGGATGGAATGGTTATTAATAAGTGATATAAGAAAAATTGTAAAAGCAATTCAAAATTTATAAATTAATAAAAAGTATTTATTATGATATTCACTAAAGAAGATTATGAAGCTAAAAGCGATTGGCATACAATTGGGGAAGATTTAGATAATGCAATAAAAGATGAATTTAGGCGGGCAAAAAGAATTCTAAAAGAACATCTAGAAAAGTATTCTCATGTTGATTATGAACAGCAGAAAAAATTTCAGAAAGAATTTGAGTATCTAGAAAAATTAAGACCAGAATTGCCAGATTAATCTTATATGGATTGGATTAAAGAAATAAATTATAAAAAGTACCTAGTAGGGGATCTTAAGGATTTAGAGGAAATCGTAGGAATTGATTTATTTATAAAAATAATGGAAAGATTCGCTAAAACTACAATTTATTTTTCAGAAAAGCCTATTATGGCAATGAAACAAGAATATATTAGGAAAAAATATGGCGAAATTAAAGAAAAAGAAATTGCAAGGAAGATTGGAGTTAGTGAAAGATTAGTATATAAAGTAGGCTCGCAAAAGTATATACCTAAAAATCAGATGGATTTATTTGGGAAAGAAGATGGACAATGAATTTAAATCACCGGAAATAATTGAAATGCTTAAGAAAAAATTAAGCAGCAATAGAGAACTTATGTTATCTATTGCAGAAACAATGAGAGTAAGTGTGCTTAAAAATTTTGGAACTGAAGGAACAAGACTTGGCAGTAAATGGCAGAGACTTGCACCAGCAACTATAAAGCAGAGACAGAAAAAAGGTTATTGGCCAGGCAAGATTTTACAAAGAACTGGACAGCTGAAAAACTCAATCAGTTCGCAAGCAAATGAGACAACGGCAGTTGTGTCAACTAATCTTGTTTATGCAGCAATACATCAGTATGGCGGGTGGATACATAGAAGTTCGCTGAAGACTTATCTAAGAAAAAAACGAGAAGGCAAAGAAGCAAAGACGCCAGGTAAGAATAAGATGAGTAGTTTTTATATACCGGCAAGACCATTTATGAAATTGAATGAGAGTGATTTGAAGAAGATTAAAAAACTAATTTTGAACGATTTGATACTAAAATGAGCGATCTAATTACAAAGTTAATTCAAGAGATTTATGAAGAATTGTACAGAATACATTATCACCATTCAGACGAAGTTGAACCAGTGATTAATCTCAATGAAGCAATAAGGATTATAAAAGAGATATTGAATAAAAAAATTCCAAACATTGACAGAGGAGAAATGAAAATTAGGTTTAAGAATATAATTGTAAAGGAATTGACAAGGAATAACTAAATAATTAATTTTGAATACCGACTTTGCAGTTGCCCCGTGGCGTTAACTGCAAACGGTTCCCTCCAGAGCACGGGATCTGAAAACAGAGGGAGCTATTTCCAATATTTCAAATAACCCTTTCTTAATTTATCAATTCTATTTCTATCACGTTCAAAGGTATTCCAAAAAATAAAACTATCTTTTGATTGTCTAAGACTTATGAAAATATCTTCATTGGTATCTTTATCCTTAAATAATCCGATATATGTTTTCCGCAATTCGATTTGATTCTGCTCATTAATATATTCGGTCAAATAAACTTCGAAAGGGTCTTGCAAAGTTTTTTTAATATAAGAAGCATATCTTTCCCTGCCGTCTTTCTTTTGATAAATGTGTTTAAGATGTTCCAAGTCGAAAATTGCTATATCATCATCAGCAGTTTTTATGCTTGAATAAGGATTATTTTTCAATTCAAATTCTTTTTTAAGAAGTTCAATAAATTTTTCTTCTCCGATTTCATAAATTGAGGGAAATTTATCCGGAGATTCGTATCTTTCTTTAATAACATTAACAGAAGGGCGACCGAAACTCTTATAATCGGGTTGTTCTGGATTTATTCTGAAATTGCCATCGAAAGTTTGATCAAAAGATAAAAATGCTTTGCCGGGATTATAGTCCCAGCCTTCGCCGATTTTGAAGGACTTAGGAAGCCGGGAGGCTTCTTCTACTTTTAAATTCATTTCTTCTAAATCATCATCATCAAGCGGTATAACAGAACATCGGCAATTCCAGTCATTTGGTGGATAGATTTTATCCCAAATAGGATCATCGGCTCTGTAAACTTTGCCGTGTAAAGCTCGGTGCGATGGTCGTGTATTTTGGTCTAAGACGGCATTATACATCCAGTATGGTCTGTTTTTTATGTTGTCAATCATATTTTTATAATGACCGGCAGAATAAGCAACAGATATATTAGTGCGGTAGATTGTTCTTAAGCGATAAGGAGAGCCGAGCTGAACTTCTTTTTCCGGGTCAATGCCTTCAGGCAGTTTTATATCAGATGGAACATCTTTAGCTTTAACTTTTCCCCACCAGCCCTTTGCTTTTAGAATGAGCTTCAAGTTTTCTTTGAATTGTTGGAAAGAAATTCCTTCGTTAAGTGCTTTTTGAACTTCGTTGCGAATATCTGAGAGAATATCTAACCGCATTGCTTTAGCGACTGTAAAAGCTTTTGTATGAGCTTCCTGCCAGGTGTCCTGCCAGTTCCAGGAGAATTTATATCCTTTGCGTTTATACCACTGGATGATTTCTTCTGGTTTTAGACCAATTAAGAGTTTAATATCTGGTGCGTCCATTTATTTCGCTTATGAAAATTAATTTTGTTAATAATTGTTCAAGTTGGTTTGTATTCATTGCCGGGTATTGTTTGGCAAGATTTTCCATTAGAGTTTCATAAGATTCGCCGTTTTCAATGAGCGTTAAAATGGGTTTTAAAGCAGCTTCAATTTGGAGTTGAAGGAGCTTATCGGGCAGTTGATTTGTTAGTTGGGATATGTCGTCAGCGGAAGCGAGGACGCTCCCGTTACTTTCGGCGGAAGTAGGGATACTTTTGTTACTTTCAGCGAAAGCAGGGATGCTTCCGTTACTTTTGGACGGAACGGAAGGGAGTCCGTTGTCCATGATTTCAAAATCTTGTTCGGCAAGGTTGTAATTTTTAATGTAATATTCTTTTGTAAATTTAATGCCGGTATTTACTAATATTTGATCTCTTTCTGCGAGTATTTTATCAACATCTTCTTCTTTATATAAGATAAATTTTGGCTTTTCAGTAGAGTTAAAATTAATTTGATAGATAAGGTCAATCAATCGGTTGAATAATTTTTCTACAATTTTTTTATCTGCATTTATAACTCTCTCAAGCATTTCGGCCATAGTTGATGAGGCAGCATAAGTGCCTTTATCTTGAACTTCGGTTGTAAGTGTTTGAGTTAGTATTGCTTTTGAAATTTCATTGTTCTGAAAATTCATCAGAGCTTGAAAGATTTCAGATGAAGAAGATTTTTGAGCTTCTTGAATATCTATCGAACTATCATCCGGGATAACAGCAACGGCATCTTGGATCATATTTTCGAGTGAATTGAGCAGATTATCAATATCTGTTTGAGCAGAGCCGCGAGGTAATTTGCCGATTAAGAAAGGTTGTCCATATTTTTCTGTGAAAGTGATCCAGAATTTAAGTCCGCCTCGTTTGAAAGTAACAGGCCAAAAACATCTTGATAAAACTCTTTCACCATATGGATTCATATATGTTGGTTTATGCTGGAGTAAAATAAATTTGAGCGGGTCTGCTGGAATGCCATCAAAGGTTAAAGATAATAAATTTTTCTTAAGCATTAGTTTATTTTGCTGGTCGAAGTAGAACCATTCCTGAGGTTTTTCCTCGACACGAATAGGCAAAAGATAGTTGCCTTGCTTTTGCCAGATTATTTCGAAGACTGTAAAACCAAATAATGGAGTGTTGAGAGCTTGGTCAATTATATTTTCGAGATTAAGATTATCAAAAATATTTTTAATCAAATCATATTCTGATTGTATCGCATTCTTAATTTGCAGTTCCCAATCCATAGACAGCACACCACTTTTCCGCTGCTGTACGGTTGAATATAAGTGCGGATCAGTGAGTAGTTCACGATAAACAGTTATGTCTTTACCAATTTTTTTTAGGATTGGATCAGGGTCTGGCAGCATATTCCAGTAGTTTACAATTTTATCGAAACTTTGTCTTACTGCAATTTCGGATGTTAGTGTTTTAGTGTCCATAGAAGCTCCAATTTACAATTAACAATTAATAATGTAGAATGTAGAATTAAACATTTCCCAATCTCCAATCTCCAATTCCCAATTTC